AGAAGGTGGAATTACCCGATAGCCGAGACGATTAATAAATTGCATAAAGCCATTGGGAGTAAAGACCTCCTCATCATCCAGCAGAGGGCGCATAGATACCATGCCATTTACACGGTAGATAAGATGCCTGCCAGTTGAAGGAAAGCTAAATACCACGCAGCCGTCAGACCGTCTAACAATGTCATACCAACTATTTTCTGACGTTTGCAATGCCGGATCGCTCACTTTCTATCCTCCCTTCAAGCGAATACAGACGCGTTTAGTAATTGTCGGCAGCAGCATCAAAGGGATACTCATTTATGGTATTCAGACAAACGTGCGCCACCAGGTACGCAATTTTAATGAAACCAGTCGTCAGCGCTTTCCCATGTCTCCTGGAGGATTTTTTCAATTTTCTTTTTATCATCCTTGTCGCCACCGAAAACGCTGAGTCCGTCACTACCTGCCCGGCGAATTACCAGGCTGCAATCCTCATACTGATTGCTCAGCCGTTTCAGCAACTCTTTTTCCAGTGCCGGGATCGCGCCCTTAGGAAGTTCTTTAGTACGATCAATGGTTAATTCAACCTTCATAGTAGCCCCCACTACATATACTGTGTTTTTATACAGTATACCTGTGCATTAAAATTTTCAATGCTTTGAGGGCACAAATTGCTAACTTAATGTCAGTAGTAAAAAATAAAACCCGACATAGCGGGTTGAATTGGTAGGTTTTTTTAAGTTTAGAAATCTTTGCCCTGACATGATTGGGCTAACAACTATGGCTTGGGGTTTTCCTTTCTCCATCTCAGCCAGAAACCGTATTCTTGCCTGATATTACTCTCGCTGGTGAGCTTACCGAACTTCGTTGTCGGCGGGTTAGCGATGATGCTTTCCAGCGATTCTCCGCCATCAAGACGTGCATAAATTTTATAATCAGCTGCTTCCGGATTCTTTGGCTCCGCAATTCCCTCACTCATTATCTACCCCATGTCATAAAAGTTATCTGGCATTGAAGGGGCTCCCTGTTGTGGTGGAGCCCCCTACTTGCACACAATTATAAATTAACTACGCGGCCTTTTCTTTAGACGAGCAAAGTTCAGGAAGATTTGCCCGAACCAGAGCTTCAGCGAAAGGCGGTGGTACCGCATTACCACACCGGGCGACCTGCTTATCCTTCGCATACTTCTTGCCGCGATAGTCCTGATCGATGATGTATGTAACCTTTCGACTTCGCAGCCAGCGAATTGCTATCGATAGGAATTGATAAAATTAGGGTAAAAAAAACCTCCAAGAAGGAGGTTTTTTAGTTTCCGCTTGAAATAATCTGTCCTGTCAACCTAACGACGGCTCGCATTAAATTAATTTGAGTGATAGTCACGCCACCAAGAAAGCTTAGAGCCGCGTTACTCATATCAACAATGCCCATCGCTTGTAAAACAATCAGAGCCATACTCGTTAAAATGGTTAGACTGAAAGCAAATATTACGGAAATTAATACAATTTTGGGGATAACACCCCAATATTGTGGTCGCATTTAATGTCCCCATCAAATGCGAAGAAGTCACCGCCGGGTGTTCAGGCCTGCGGTGACTTAATTATGGCGGGTTGATTTCAGAAAATCAATTCAGTGGTGATGGCCTGAACTCGTTAATTGCCAGATCTAGCGGCTCTGACTCCATCTTTTCTTGATGAGCTACTAAATACATACCACCCTGGTATTGATAAAGGGATAGAGAGTATTTCTCGCCATCAATTTCGATAGCGCTTATCTCTGGAGGAACGCGCCCAGTATAAGACCGATAATCGACAAAACTGCCAAAGGGGCCTCGGAAAACTAAGAGATCAAAATCCATACTTACCCTTATTTTTTGTTAGCTTCAGCCATCTCAACATAGCGCGGATCAGAAGTTTTATGCAATGCAACGCTCTGATCTCGATAGTACCGCACGCGCTGCATGAAGTAGTCCCTGAGGTGTTCGGGTTACTCTCTGGCTACCACTTCTGCGACTACCGGTATGTTCAAGCGCTCTTTGTACGCCACTCCTGAGGCCGCAAGGCCCACGTTAACTATGCCGCGCTCTTCCTGTGGTTTTGCTGCAATGTTCCACTATGAAATTTATCCAGCCCCCTTTGGTGAGTACTCTTTTTTCCAAGAGTCATACTCAACTGGAATTGGAACGCCACATGATGTCTTGATTAACTCGTTTTTTCGATTTCCTTCCGCATTACAACCGACCATGACCACATCTCTCACGGCTTCATCAAATCGAGTAAACGTTGCATTGACAGTGTAACTATCCCCCCTCCAATTGACATAAGCCTTGTCTAAAGCCCATTTTGATTTTGCTTGGTCGGGAAACGAACTACTCATAAGATTAAGGATTGCCTCATATGCTGAACCGTATTCACACCAGAGGTCTTCCTCATCTTCAATTCTAAATAATTTCATAAGCCAATCGCCTCAATGTTTAAGGCGTATTTTATGCTATATGAAGCACAAGGAATACGCCTAATGGCTGTTTAACTAGACCTACTTCTGAGATGCTGGTTTGATATGCAGACGCGGCTCACCATCTTTCGGCTCTGGCCACTGGCGAGACTTGTTAACAGCCAACTTATCAATCATCGCCTGCGTGATCTGCTCGTCTGTTATACCCGCTCGGCGCTGTGCATCCCAAAGCAGGAACTGCATATCAGCCCACTCGCTGAGGTCTTCAGGCTCCGCTGCCGCCTCCAGAGCCTCTTTCGACAAATGCTTAAGCGGACCAACTGGGCCAACATCACCAAACGTTGATTGTGACCACTCAGCGTGTTCGCGGCGAACGTGATCGCGAGGTTCGGCTTTGCCCTGAAGCATGGCGGCGCGACAGGGGCGGGCAATCACTTCAAGTGAATTGTGAACATGCCAGTGTGCGAATTTCTCTACAGCCATATTTTTATCGAGTAATGCCAGTTCATTTTTTTCGGCATTGAACGTCCCAATTACTTTTTCATCCGGAACAGACACCGGCGCTGGCGGGGCGGTGTAGAGCTTGTCACCAATTTTCAGACGAAGCTCTTTCGGTGGGCGGTAGTAGACCAGCGTCCATGCTCCGTTGATGAATGCCACAGGCTCGGAAGAAGCCTCAGCTTCGAGCGATGCCAGCGCGATACGCGCCAGTTCGTGAACCTCCCACTCTTCTGCGTTGGCTTGGCAGTCGCTTCCCTCCGAATTGAACTCAATGAGGTTTGCTACGCGTTCTCTGGTAATTGTGCTCATGAGCTTTCCTTCAGCCATCTCTTCATCGGTTTCCCATAAAACGTGCGCCTGACCCTCACAGACTTGAATCACACCCCCACGACCGCAGGAGTTGCACTTAACGGCATCGTCATCCCACAATGCAGTTTCATTTCCGCGCGCAGTTTTTACTGTGTGTAATTTATTGCCGCAACGACATTTGTTGAGCCAGCCAATGGTGAAAGTCTTCATGATGCCTCTCCTTTACCGGCTGCGGCGGGGACATCGATGCCAGCAGCAGACAATGCAATGCTGAACGCCTCTTTCAAATCTGCAATCTGCTTGTCTTTGGCATCCAGCTCATCCAGCAGCGCCAGCACGGCGTAGGGGTTGGCAGCGGCGATGAATTCGGCATCACACCCAGTTTTTCCATTAGCAAGCATCCTGTGAAACGCTTCCGTTATGACTGCCACCGGGTGACTTTGATTTGACGTGATAGTATTGCCGTCACGAGCAATACCCCATGGGCCAGGAGTCGCCTTCTCCGCCGCTTCACGCAGCGCCTGTTTGTCGATGTTGCTCATTGGGCGGCTCCCTTCTTGATTGGCCATTGCTGCCATTCCCCCGGCGGAAGCTCGTCTGTTACATCATGGGAAGCCCACTCAATGAATTTTTCTTTGCTAATGGTCGGGTAGTGGCGACCAGCATGTACACTGGGGCCGTCGTACTGCACTGTATCTACACCGATACGGACGATCTGACGATCATTCGCGTAAGACGTGAATTGCCCAGCTGGACGAGGTTTTTTGGCGCGATAACAGCGGCCAATTCTCAGTTCAATGCTCATGCCGCACCGCCTTTGCGAAGTTGGGCTGCGATGTCTTCGAGCACGCCATCGGCGAACGAGCGATCAAAATCGCCTTCCGGTGCATCAGCCATAAACTCGGTGGAGGTCAGAATCATCTGCGCGATGTCTGCCGCGTTCTTTGCTGTGTCGTCGATAAATCCTGCATCCCAAGCAGCCAACATCCGGTTAGCTACAAAGTGTGCTCCTTCCCGGCGAGCTTTAGCCCGCACTTCAGCCAGGAAAGCGTCGTGATTCGGTGTGCCGGTATCCAGCAGAAACTGGAATTCATGAAGTGTCTGGCCATCCATGAAATCGCCATTTTCAGGATTAACGGTGGCATTGAATTTTTCGTAGATGCTGCATGCTTCGGTGAGAACCTCACGGCCTTTCGCCTTCAGCCCCGCATTCTCAGTAGCCAGTGCATCACGCTGCTTAGCTTTTTCGCGCAGCGCCGCAGCCGTAACATCAAGGCGGTCAGCCAGGCGAGACAGCACTTTTGCAATATCGATGATCGGCGTGTCGCTACTCAAAGCCTTTGCAAAATCACGGCCGACCAATACCAGCTCTTTGTTGTTCAGTGAATCACTCATACTGATGCTCCCCGGTGCGTATAACGTTCCATGTCGAAGTCGATAACTGCGCGCTGATCGCGGAAAATACCGCTGCGGCCGTGGCGGATAAGTTCACCCTGTTTTATTGCGATCCGGATGTACTTCTCAGCGGTCGTTCGATGCAGGCCGAACATGGCGGATATGTCTTTAGTGGTCGCGCGCCCATACTGTTTAACCATCTCGATAATCCAGGCGATGATCAGAGTGCGCTCCTGATGCGTCTTAGGCTTTGCCATTTTCAGCCTCCACGCCCACCAGCTGCTGCATGATGTTTTTATGGCGGCCAATGACACGTACGGCATCGCGCAACTTCTCCAGCTTGACCAGTTTGTTTTTAGTGCGGCGGATTTCGCGGGAAATAACCCGCACCGTCGGAACGACATGGCCAGCGCGATAGTTTTCGGTAAACGACGGGATCTCACTGACAATCTGCTCAACCGGTTTAACTTCTTCGGCTGGAGCGTCAGCTGGCACTTCAGGTTCTAGTTCTGGTTTGGCGGCCTCAGTTGCAGTTGGCAGTGACCAGGTAACTCCCTTACCCTGCCCGTTCTTCACCACAACGCCCTGGCGCTCAAGCGCGCGAAGCACAGAGACCATCCCGCGGGCATTCCGATTAGCGAACTCGGCCAGCGATACGGTTGTCATTGCGCCGTTATCGCGCAGCACCTGGCAAATACATTCAGGATCAACCGGTGCTGGCTCTTCCCCCTTCAAACGGGGTGCCTGATGCACAGGCGCTGCAGGTTTTTTTGCCTGTTCTGTCGCGGTACAGATAAACCAGCCGCCATCAGAAAAATCACACAGGCCTTGATCACGCTGTTCGCGCAACATGCTCAGAGCTTCAACAGGCTCGATATCCAGACGGGCTGCTACTTCGCGATAAGATGCGCGCCCCATTTTTTCCAGTGCTTGAATTACAGTTTCCACAGGATTTCCCTCAAAATTATTTAACAGGGCGCAGGTGGCTGACGTTTTTGCGATAGCTACCCCAGTCGAAGTTCACCCACATACCACCATCCATCTGGAGGCGATCGATAATTCTCGCTCCCAGCGCATCCAGCAACCCATCGTGATTCAGGTTCGTCAGGATCCCGACAGGGCGCATCGACGACAGACGACGGTCGATAACCTGATTCAGAATGACTTTCTCTCCGCTGCTACCGCGCTGAATACCGACTTCGTCCAGCACCAGCAGATCAACTTTGCAAAGGTCGTCCAGCAACGCTGCCTCTGACTGCCCACCGTCGTAGCATTCGCGCACACGCAGCATCAAGTCAGGAACAGTGACCACCAGAACGGAACGCCCGGCAGCGAGAAGATAATTACCGACGGCGGCGGCCAGATGGTTTTTCCCGGTACCCGGCGCTCCACTGAATACGAAGCTGGCGAAACCACCACCGAAATTCTGGGCATAGCTTTTTGCCAAACTCAGGGCTTTCTTCTGCCCATCACCGGTAACCTGGTAATTGGCGAAAGTGCAGCTGCGGTGCAAATCCTGAATTCCGGAGCGACCGAAAATCTTTTCTGCCCTGGCGCGCTGATTCAGCTTGTCGATTTCCTCTGAACG